TTCCCTTTTCAGCATGGGTTCATAAGGGAACGGCGAGTTCCCTTATTATTTTGGGATGAGTAATATATAGTTTATCATGGAATTAGCAATACCTTTAGTCGCATTAGGCAGTTTATACATTGTGTCAAATCAAAAAAAAGAACCAAAACCCGTGAATGAAGGGTTTTTGCCGAATACCAATGTTCCCGATATGAATTATCCAGAACAGGTTTCCAAAAATGGTTCTGAAACAGAATTGTCTTCTAAACTCGCTACAATGAACCGATACGACGGACCCTCCGTATACACCGACAAATACTTCAATCCTTATTCCAAGGGAAGTTTAGTAAAAGAGTCAATCAATTCCAATACAAACCAATACAAATCATTAAATGGAGAGAACGTCGACTCAAAATACTTTGAGCACAACAACATGATGCCCTTTTTCGGCGGCAAAATCCGTTCGGCAATCGAACCAAATTCTAACGAAGCCATTATGGATAATTATTTAGGAAATGGTTCGCAAGTCATTGCAAAGTCGGAACAGGCGCCTCTGTTCTCCCCCAATGAGAAAATTCATTGGGCTAGTGGTGCTCCCAATATGAACGATTTCTACCAATCCCGCGTCAATCCCAGTATGCGAATGGCCAATGTCAAACCTTTTGAGGAAGTTAAAGTCGGTCCTGGTCTCGGTCTCGGCTACGGCGCCGAAGGCGCCGGTGGATACAATGCCGGCACCTCAATGCGCGAATCCTGGTTGCCCAAGGGTGTAGATGATTTGAGAACCGCCAATAAACAAAAGGCATCTGAGTCAATGCAATTGGGACACGAGGGTCCCGCCAAAAGCCGCATCACGAATGTAGGCATTTTGGGTACTTTCCAGAAGAACCGCCCAGAGACCGCTTTTGAATGGGGTCAGGACCGTCTTTTCACAACCACTGGTGCAGTCAAGGGTCCTACTATGAATGCTATTCCTGTAGAGAGACACGTTGTCAGACCCGAAACGACAGTTGATTACAATGGTGTGGCGCAAAGTATGCATGCTCAGCAGGCGATGCCGGGTGAAGTTTTACCAAGTCACCGCATTGAACTCGGACCCACCCAGATTGGTGTGGCGAATGCTGTGGGTCGCGGTTTTGGAAGCGACGGCGATTATGGGATGAAATCCAACCAGGTATATGCGAACAACCGAAGCAGTAATTCTCAAAATGATTATTTTGGTGCAGTCGGAAGTGGTATTGGTGCAGTTGTTGCGCCCTTGCTTGAAATTATGCGACCTTCTAGAAAGGAGAACACCACAGGAAATATGCGTGTGTATGGTGATGCGAAATCCGCAGTTTCCCAATCCTATTTGTATAATCCGAACGATGCTCCTGCACCCACCATGAGAGAAACTACTGAGAATTCAGTCAACCATTGGAATGTGAACAGGGGACAAACTAATAATGGTTATATGGCCGCTAAAGTGGAGGCAACGCCCCAACACAGAGACACAACCACAACTTCATATATTGGTTCTGGTGCATCCAAAAACCCGGCTTTGCGAGTGTATGACGCCGAATTGGGATACCAACCCAGTAATTTGAAGGCGGATACAATTAAGGGGCGATTTGGAAACTCAAATACCAACTTGTTCAATAACTCGGTCAATTATCAGGGCAAGGCAAAGGATTTGGATATGGTGAATAATCGGGAAGTCATGCCAAAGATGCCATATGTGACGGCTGGGTCTCTCGGAACTTACCAACAAAAGTCGCAGAACTTGGATTCCAATGTTAATATGGAGAGGATGTCTCCCGATATGTATAATGTTTTGCAACAGAACCCGTATGCGATTAAACGCACATACAAGTAGGGAAACCTACGGTTTCCCCTACGACCCCTTCCCTTTACATAGGTGATTGTTTGCAAAAACTTGTGAAATTATACCAAAAATTAGGTATAATTTCAAATAATAAAATTAAGGGAATGGGACATAGGGGAAAGGACGCCTCCGGAGCGTTGCTAGACGCGGCGCACCTTATTGCGTCCGACGGTCGGCACCCGAAGGGTGCCTTAACCGTAGGTTTCCCTTAAAAGTGATGGCGCAAAAATGCAAATAAGCCAATCATCGTATCCACAAAAAGCACTTTCCACGAATCTGTGTTTCCAGTGACTGCCCCATATGCAAATAACCCGTATAAAAATCCGTGCAATGGTCTCAAATGGTTCCACCAAATGAGTTTTCCACCGGTTTCTAAGCCGGTGGGTCTAGTTCCTGTGAAAAAAATGTAAAAAAATCCAGCCGAAATAAGTGCGGCTACATAACCCATATAGGGTAAATATGCAGTAAAAGTCATTGCCAAATATGTGAAGAGAAGTCTTGTTCCAATGCATCCAATGAGAAAAATCGCGGTGCCGTTCATTATATAGTAAATTCATATAAGATTTTCTTTGTTATAATTTGGGTTCTATCAATTTATTTATAAATGCCCGCTGACTTTTCTCTCCAGACATATAAAAATTAATGATTTCAGCAGGCGAATAAACCCGGTCCGGAATTTCATCATAAATATCTGGGTCAACCGGTTCTCCAAATAAATGCTTGTAAATTTCGCAAATTGTGTTTCTGGATGCATTTGCCAGTTCCAGCGTAATATCAATTCTTCCAGGGCGTTTTAATGCCGGGTCCAACTTATCATAATGGTTAGACGTGAGAATCAATATTCTTCCGGGTGTTTCGCGAATTCCGTCCCACAAATTCAAAATATCATCTAGAGTAATGGGGTCCTCAATTTTGATTTTAGGAACTTCACATACCTTAGTTACAGGGTCCATACTAATTATTGGATATTTTTCGGCATCCTTTTCTTTCTTGTGTTCTCTCGAAAGAACCATATCACCAATGCAATCAATGTCCTCAAATACAATGATTTTTCTGTCAAACCCAACCGTTCCTCTTTCATTGCATCCATTGTATCGGTCTTCGAAAAATATTTCATCCAAATCGTGTTTGGTTTTTAACAACTTGAGAGAAATAATAATAATATGTCTTCCGGTATAATTCGCCAATGCCTTAATAAAAGAGGTCTTCCCAGTTCCCGGAAGACCGTGCATACCAATTCCCAATGAGTATGGAATACCCTTCTCGTAATACCAGTCTTTATTATTGATGAAAAAATCAATCTTATCCAGAATTTTTTGTTTGTTTTCGAAAAAAAGATTGTTGAATGTCCGCGTGCTTTCAAACCTGGTTTCTGTCCATCGTTCAGAAATGTTTTCATCATATTTCACTTTTGATAACGTGTAAATGAAATGCTTGTTTTTGCGCACACTTTCCAACTTTTTCATGTACTCCGTTGTTATGTTTTCCACAAACATTTTGATTGTCTCGGTGCTACTTTTATACGAATACAATTCAATAATGATATTGGTTGTTTTATTTCGTGATTTTATTTCTTCATCCTCTTTTTTTGCTGTTTCATTTTCGGTGTATGTGTAAGCATAGATTTCCAAATCCTTGCAAACTAAGAATTTATCCTTTTGATTCACCATATAAATTTCGTCTTCCTTTTTGTTCAGTGTCTGTTCCTTGATGGAATGGATCGACGGGTTTTTGTCAATTTCCGCAATAATGTATTCCCACAATGCCTTGAACCTTTTGCCAAAGACGCTGGTTTGTTTGAATTCTGAATTATAAAAATTTACTCCACATGAGATTTTGCCTTCGTATTCTACTGAATTTTTCTTGTATAGTTTGTGCAATAAAAATTCAATGTTCAAGATTTTTTGAATTTCGATGTCTTCCATATAATATGTGGCTTGTCTGACTACGTAATTTATGATAGACATGATTAATGTTAGAAGTATTATATTTATTATGCCTCCATCACCGGTTTTAAGTTTGTTATATAATACAGAATTAATTGCAATTTCTCCTCCGTTCATTTACTTGTAATATGTGCTAAATCCTTATATCTTTTATACAATAAAAATATTTTAATGTTTTTTTCTTGACTTTCTTTGTTTTTTTGATTTTTTCATTTTTTTCTTTTTTACTGACTTTCTTTTTTTTGCACCACCATTTATCGGGTCAGGTAATATTTCACTTTCACAACCACATGCTTGTATTGGATGTGTATTATCGTTAACTTCCCATTCTAGTGTTTGGGGTCCATAACATTTTACAAAATTTTGTCCATACTCAGCTAGTGATTCACAAACAGAAACTCCTTTCATCTCCAGTATTTTTCCAGTTGTTGTGTTTTTTTTTAAGTTGCAATTATCTCCATAATATTTTACTTCTTTACCATCTTCAATGAAGGGAATTTGTTCACAACTCATTTTATAAAATATACAATTATTTTATTTTATTACAACAAAATCTGTAATATTTCCTTCAATTATTTTTTTATACTTTGCCGATTTGGTTTCGAGAGAGAACAACGCCGGTTCATATGCAAATTCGCGTTCTACGACCAGTCTGCATTTTTTCAAATGCACAATGAAATCGTGCATTTCTGTTTTTGTTTTGTATTGCACATAGTTTTCCTTGTTTTCAATCACGTACTGTTTAAACTTTGTATATGCGTCGAAGAACTTGACTTGGCCGTCACATTCGCAAACATACAAATATTTTTTCCCAATGAAGTTGAGGGCCTCCTCGGTGTCCACAATTTCTTGTTCGTCTTTTTTGTTATCCATTTTTTATCTTTATTTGAAAAAAGTATTTTCAAATAAAAATATTCAATTTTAAAAGAAACCTACGGTTTCTCTTAGACTCTTCCCTTAAATGTAAATGGTTCACTTACTCCGTCAACAATCTTGGAACACAATTGATTGTCTGCAACTCATGTGCCATCAGCTTGAACGCATACGGTATCTCAACATATGAAAAGTCGGTCGTATTATCGCACATGCTGCATTTGTGCACTGTAAAGCTGAACTTGGACATCATTCCATTCGCCGACCCATCATTGTATTGTGCAATCATTCCGCATTTCTTGCAAACATGAACACTATATTTGTCCGATACATCATACAACCTTTCTCTGCAGAAACGACTCATTCCGTGTGCAAGCATAACATCACGCTCCATCTCACCAATTCTGAAACCGCCATCACGACTACGGCCTTCGGCCGGTTGTCTCGTCAAATTCACCATGGGTCCAATTGACCTGCTGTGTTGTTTGTCATTCACCATGTGCTTCAGACGCTGATAAAACACGGGTCCGATAAAGATACTCGTGTCAAACTGTTCTCCGGTCAATCCGTCATACATAATCTCGTTTCCATAACTCTCGTATCCCAGTTTCTGGAGCTCGGTTGCAATCGTCTTTACGTCCAAGTCGCCGAAACTGGTTCCGTCTCCAAACATCCCCAGATGCACCAGGACTTTTCCTAATAACGTTTCTTTCAGTTGTCCAATCGTCATTCGTGACGGAATTGCGTGCGGATTGATGATAATGTCCGGCTTCAATCCATTTCTGGTATATGGCATGTCGCACTCGGGGATTATTAAACCGACGGTGCCTTTTTGTCCTATAAGATAGTTAATAAATAATACAGATACAATATATAAATGGATAAATATAAATGTTTTGTATAATAGTAATATGAATAATATGAATAATATGAATATGAATAATATGAATATGAATAATATGAATATGAATAATATGAATAATATGAATAATAATATATTTTTTTGACTTACCATGCCTACTCGAATTTCCAATAATTAAACAGGGGCTTGTTTGCGATTCTCTCATATAGTATGTATGAGAGCTTGGGACCTCAATGCAATAAACTTTTCCAGAATAGTCTATTGTCTTTTCTTCATTTGACTCGTTAACCTTTTTATTAATCCAGGGTTGGTTTTGTTTTCGTATAATACTAACTTTGTAATATACATGTTTTTGTGTAACGTTAATAGTGGTCCCTATTCTGGAACCCATTGTTCTTGTTCCTGTTCTCTCTATTCCATTTGGAATATCCGCTATTTTTACAATTCCAGACCAACCACAATGCAATGCTAATCTGGTTATATCATCGGCCAATTGTTTACTAATTGTTCCATATCTACTGAATGATTTTTCGTCTTTGTATTCATATGTATGTCCATCACCTTCCAATAATGATTCCATCAAAATTCGTGATTGTGATTCTGATAAATTCCATACATATTCGGGCAATCTCTTGTTCAATGCACCTACACTCAACCGATTAAATTCATTATATAATAATGGCTCATTTGACTTACATATGCGTATACCATCTATGCTTTTGATATACTTAATATTCAACTCATTCAATGCGGATTCAATAAATGTTTGTTTTCTCTCTTTAATACACGAAAACGAAACGTTTGAAGAATCACAACTTCCATCTGCAATAAACATTCCAAGCAATTTCAGAAAATTATTTGTATTGTATTTTTTATTTTCGAATACAATATGTTCAACGTCATTGAATGCATTTTTCATTGTTTTTTGCATTTGTGCCATTTTTCCCATTACATTTTGGGCTTCAATTAGTTGGTATGATTTTGAACCACGAAGCTTAGTATATAGTTTATGGTTTAATGTGCAAACAATATGAACTTGCTTATTTTTGACAAAATACATTTTATCATTATGGTCATATTCATATTTTGCAGTAGGATATTCATATGTCATATTGCTGTTTGCATCTAATGTTACAACTTGGTGTTTTTGAATATCAATATCTTTAATTTCAATCCAGCCTTGGTTTGTTAGAACTTGTTGTGTTGGCAATGCACAGAATTTATCCCCGATGCATGGTTTTCTGAACGTGCGCATCCTGACTTTGGCGCAAGGATATCCATCGCCATTCCTGCATGTCACATTTTCGTCAATGTGGATTTCCTCACCCGCAGTTCGCACGCTTTTACTTTGGTCCTCGAACTTAATTGGCTTTGTCGGGTCATTGCGATTTTCCTTGATGTGGACCACCTTCGCCATAATGATATCGCGGTCATCCAGTTTTGTATTCTTTGGAATAAATCCGGTCGAATCAATCTTGTCGTAATTGCCATACTTGATACCCTTGGTTTTGGTGGGGTCCGGTTTGCAACGGCTCACGAAACGGGTGATGTTCTTGTCCTCGTCCTTTTCCGTGTGGTAAAT